ATTGAAAAATGGCTGAACGGAGAAAAGACATAAAAGCATAGTAAATATTCCCGTCGCCCTCCTCAGTTGAACGGTTGGCGGAAGAAAGAACGCGAGAGCCTCCTTTGAGAAATCATTGGAGGCTTTTTTATTTCAGACAGGAGGAAGGAAGATGGCAGACGAAGATAAAGGGAAAGGAAAAGACGGCGACGGGGCCGGAGACGGTCAAGATCAGGACGGCGATGGGCAGGGACAAACGCAGAGCGATCCGGAGATTTTAAATCGGGCGTCGCTTTACGGATGGGTTCCTAAAGAGGATTTCAAGGGTGATCCGAAAAAGTGGGTTCCCGCCGATCAGTATGTGCAACGCGCAGAGGATATTCTGCCGATTTCGCGGGCCATGAATCGCAAACTCGAAGGCGACCTGAAGGTGACGAAGGCGGAACTGGAAAACATGAAAAAGACCGTCAAGGCCGTCATCCAGGCGCACAAAAAGAATGCCGACAGCACCTATGAAGGTCGGATGACGCAGATCAAGAAGGAGCAAAGGGCCGCCGTATCATCCGGCGATACAGAAACGTGGGCGCAGTTGGAGGAGGAAAAAACGAAACTGGTCAAGCCGGATGAGATTCCCGTTGATGAGGGTTCCGGCGGCGACGCAGCGGGCGCAAATCCCATTGTGGTGCAGTGGAAAAAGGACAATCCCTGGTATGATAGCGATCCCGATCTCGGGACGTATGCGGATTCCGTCTCTAATTTTATCACGGCCAGAACGCCCAACCTGCCGGCGGATGAGTTTCTTGAGCGGGTCAAGAACGAGGTGAAAAAGAGATTTCCTGAAAAATTTAGCAACCCAAGACGCGGGAATCCGCCTTCGGTGGATCGAAGCAATTTCGGGGGAGGCTCGGACGGCGGCGGAGGCGGCGGAAAGACATGGAGCGATCTTCCGGCAGATGCGAAAGCTGCGTGCGCTGAACTCGTGAAGCAAAAGGTTTTGACAAAGGAACAGTACTTGAAAACATATTTTGAGGAGGCATAGTATGGAAAAGTGTCCGGTAGAAGGATGCGATAAAGTTTATGACGGTCTGAGCGATCGTAAAAATAAAGCGGCACTGAGCAGTCATATTCGGTTTGCACATAAAAAGAAACCGACAATAGATTCTGAAGGCGGCGATATTGCTTCGGCGCGTGCGCGCTCGGAGACAGGAACGGAAACATTGAAGGAGAAAGTAGCGCGGTTAAGAAAGACAAGGGTTCCCATTGGAGTTCCCGAAAAGAAATGGTCATGCCCGGTCAACGATGGATACCAGTACAGGGTATTCAACGACGGTTGGATGGCGAGGCCGGGGAATATCCAAAGAGCGAAGGCGGCCGGTTATGAATTCGTGACCAGCGATAACGAAAAAGAAAAACCGCAAATCGTCGGCACGAATGACAACGGCACGCCTATCACAGGATATTTGATGAGAATTCCCAAGGAAATTTACGATGAAGATCAGGCAGCCAAACAAAAGGCAGTGGACAGAGTTGATGAACAGATCAGAGCGGGAAGTTTTCAACAGGGCGCCGGCGATCATCGTTACATCCCGACAACGGGAATAAAGATTCAATCCGATCACCGGCCTCCTGACGTTTAACAGTTTAACAAGGTTAGGAGGTTTTTATGGCAAACGTAAATGCTCCTTTCGGGTTAAGACCCGTAAGGCACATAGACGGCAGCCCCTGGAACGGTCAGACGATCCGTTGTTACATAGCTTCGGGCTATGCAACGGCTCTGTTTATTGGAGATCCGGTTCTTTGGACAACGACTCTGGCCGACAAGGATGCTACCGCTAAATATCCGACTATTATCAGGTCGGCAGGGACAACCGGAACGATCATAAGAGGCGTCATCACTTCTTTTGAACCGAATCCTAACAATTTAACGCTGCAATACAGACCTGCATCAACGGAACGATGGGCCAATGTCTGCCCCGCGACTCCCAACACGGTGTTTCAAGTAAGGGACGATGCGGGCGGAACGCCTGCGGCTGTTTATGTGGGACAGAACGCAGTTTTGGCGGCAGGATCAGGAAGCACCTTCACAGGGCTTTCAGCTTATGTTCTTGCGGCTGGAACGACGCCGACCACGACCCAGGCTCATACTCTTCATATCCTCGGACTATCCGACATTGAAGACAATGAACTGGGCGACTACGCAATATGGGACGTATTGCTTAACACTTGCTACAATACCACAGGTCTATACCTTGGTATTACAGCAGCTTAAGGGGAGGTGACATTATGCCAGGAGTAATTTCGACAGGAAACCACCCCAAAGCATTATGGCCCGGCGTAAAAGCCTGGTTCGGTATTGGCTACGGGGAACATGCGGAAGAGTTCAAGGATTTATTCGACACCCAAACGTCCAGCCAGGCGTGGGAAGAGGATGTTATGACATCCGGGTTTCCTCTTGCGCCGGTTAAGCGCGAGGGCGGGGCAACGACCTATGCCAGCAATGCGCAGGTCTATACGTCACGATATACCCATGTAGCCTACAGTCTCGGCTTTATCGTGACCTTTGAAGAGAATCTTAACAATCTGTACCCGAAGCTGGCGGGTCAACGGTCCAAGGCTCTCGGATTCTCTATGAGGCAGACCAAGGAGAACGTTGCAGCCAATGTTTACAACCGTTGCACAAACGGGTCGTATCTTGGCGGCGACGGCGTAGTGCTTTTATCGGCATCCCATCCTTCGGCGGCGGGCAACTGGAGCAACATTCTTGCGCCCGCAGCGGATATTTCAGAAACGGCGCTGGAAGACCTGTGCATCCAGATCATGGGTGCAACCAACCATGATGGGCTGAGAATCGCTCTCATGGCGCAGTCGCTTCACATCCCACGCCAGTTGTGGTTCGAGGCCAACCGGATATTGAAGTCCACTCTCCAGGTGAATACTGGGGACAATAACATCAATGTTCTGAAGGCCACCAATGCACTACCGGGCGGGATCAAGATCAATCACTATTTTAGCGACGCGGATCAGTTCTTCATCAGAACGAACTCTCCCGATGGGATGAAGCATTACCAGAGGCACAGTTACGACCTGAAACCGGACGATGATTTCGATACGGACAATGTGAAAGCGAAGTCCTACGATTATTATTCCTTCGGGTGGAGTGATCCCAGGGCGGTTTATGGCTCAGTTGGAGCTTAACAAGTGAAAATGTGGGCAGGGGGATTAAGTTCCCCCTCCCATGTCCTTGAAAGGAGGATGTTTTCATGACAACCAGACACACGATTTCACATTCGGACGAGCTTTACAGGGGCAACGCCTTTCTTGAAGGGTATTCCCCTGATGGTCGGCGGGGGACTTTAATGTCCAATATCCACGTAAAGCAGTATGGCGCCATTGCGTCTTATGATGCGGATGGCATCGTTACTTCTTACGTGGCAACGGGTGCATATGCCAATATGCTCACCAACACAGCTTCGGTCTGCAAGGGGGCTTTGGTAAGTTCGGCCTTGGCATCAACCGTTACCTTTGACGTGCCCCGGAACGTGCTTTTCACGGTGTGCCAGGCAGAGGCAAAGCCTCTATATGTCTATGGGCAGGATGAGTACGGGGATGACATGGTTGAGACCATAACCGCTTCTGGCACCGGCACCACTTCCGGCAAGAAGGCGTTTAAGGTTATCACCAAGTTGCAGTCCACGGGAGCTTACACGAGCACGATCAGCATCGGATCTGGAAACCGGATCGGGCTTCCGTTCTATCTTGCGAACAAAGGTAGAATCATTGCAATAAGCCACGACGGTCTTGCCACCGGCGGCGGAACTATAGTAGCCGGCCACGCTACGGCTGCCGTTCCGAGTTCGAGCAATGGAGACGCCGATGTCCGGGGGACCATTGCCTTCGGGACCGTTCCCGATTCGGCGATACTATTTACGGTTGCGATGATAGTGGATTCCACTACGCGCAATAAAGCCTTCGGACAGGCGCAGGCGACCGCAGTCACCTAAGATAGTTTAGCGGGCGGGGGTTAAATGCCCCCGCCTTCAATCAGAAAGGAACAAAATGGATCACCCAGAGAGAGTTGCAATAGTAGGCATAGGAATTTCCCATATGGATTACATAACGAATGTCTGTAAAGTGGGAGACAGGAAGGTTATTGCCGACGAGGTATGGGCCATAAATAAGATGGGCGCTGCGATCCTCTGCGATGCCATTTTCAGGATGGACGATCTCATGGAAGAATTTGAAGTCAACCAACGGGTTTGGAAGGAGAAAAACGGGAATACACATAGTGTTCAGGATGTTTGGCATAAGACCTTGAGAGATTTTAAGGGTAAGATTTACACAAGCAAGGCATATCCTGATTTATTCCCGGCGTCGGTTGAATATCCTCTGGAAGAGGTCATAAATTGCGTGGGGTCTTCTTATTTCAATACTGGTGTGGCTTTTGCCATCGCATATGCAATTTATATCGGCGTGAAGGAACTCTCTCTTTACGGCATTGATTTCTCTTATGCTAATCGGCATGTTGCCGAGACTGGGCGCGCTTGCGTTGAATATCATATCCGGGAAGCAATTCAGAGAGGGATTGATATCAAGGTTGCCCAAAATTCCAGCTTACTCGACACGCAGAACGGACCGGGCCACTTTTATGGATATTCACATCCAATCGAAGTATTGCCCGATCCATCAAGGCCGGGAAAGTATAAAGTGAACCATCTATACGAGAAAGGCAAGGCAAGAAAGAAAAGAATAGAAAAGTCAGAACTTTTGGAATTGGAAAGATTGTTAAAGAAACATAAACCCGAACTCCTTGATGCGCCCTCCGGGGCGGTTCATCAAGACGAATCGCTGAAAGGAGCTTCAAATGACAACACCGAACAGATTCACGAAAGGCGTAACGAATGTAGCTAATGGCAAAACGATGGGTCAGCTTATCATCCCTGACCCGACTTCCGTGCATCTATTCATGGATGATTTCAATAAATTTGTTCCCGATGATTGGTTCATTACCAGGATTCATACTGGGGCAACTGTCGGGGATGAAACTATATCCGATGCTGATGGCGGCATATTTGCTTTTTATCCCGGCAATGCTGATAATGATTCCACCTTTCTTGAATGGAAAGGAACATCTCGGATAGAATCAGCTTCGGAAATTTTCACCTTTGAATCCGGGAAAAAACTCTGGTTCAAGTCCAGATTTAAGGTTTCTGACACCGGGGACGCCGATTTCTTTGTTGGCCTGAAAAGCGCCGATACGACTCCTTTGACCGCTCCCGTTGATGGAGTCTGGTTTCAATCGGATGACGGCGACGATTATCTTGATCTTAACGCTTATAAGACAAGCGCTTCCGTTCTTACCCAGACCCAAATCTACACAATGGCAGATGACACGTACATTACTTGCGGCTTCTACTATGACGGCACGCTGCGTATGTTTGTCAATGACAACGAGGTCGCCTCCGTATCCGGCTTCACCATTCCCACGGCTGCGCTGACGATTTCCTTTGGCGTTCAGAATGGATCTGCAACGGCACGGACAATGAGCGTCGATTATATCTGCGTCGTGAAAGAGAGGTAAATCATGGCTGACACCGTAGCGGTAAAGTGGATCTATCCTCCCGACATGCAGGATGGCGGATGGGATGATAAAAGCGGGAATCGTCGCGTTGTTGTGCGGCTCACGGGATCATCGGATGGAACGGGCGAAACCGATGTCGTCAAGATCGATCTTGATCTTCTTAAAACTCCAAGCGGGAAAGTCCCTCAAAGGACCGTCGTTGAAGAAATAAAGTGGCATGTCTTCGGGATGACCTGCGTTCTGGAGTGGGATCGAACACCCCATGCCGAAATAATCAGAATCAACGAAAACGGCGTGGAGAATAACGGTCATATGTGCTGGAAAGACGAGGGTGGGAATCTTGACCCCGGCCTTGACGATGCCACGGGCGACATTTTGCTGACGACAACCAATGTGACAAGCGGCGATAATTACGACATTACCTTGACGCTGAGGTTGAAAGAATGAGGAGATAAAACATGGCAGCAGGCGATTACATAAAATTTTATACATCTTTAGACGCCCTGAAGATTGCAATTTAATAATCTGGGGACGGATGTGCTCAAATTTGCCTTGACCAATACCGCTCCAACACAGGCAACGGATGCAGGATTCTTGCCGGGATCGTTGCATCCGCCCCCGGCAGCAGGGAATGGATATACCGCCGGAGGGCATGCAGCTACCATTGCTTCATGGTCTCGGTCGGGGGCGACGTGGACCCTTGCCAGCACAACGGATGTTGTTATTACGGCGACAGCAGGGGGCATCGGACCTTTCCGATATGTCTTGCTTTATGACGATACGCTTACAGCGCCGGTGGCAGATCAGCTTATAAGTTACTACGATTATGAAAGCAGCATCACGTTAGCTTCCGGCGAGACCTTCACTATTGATGTGACGGCGAGCTTGTTTACATTGTCATAAGGGTTAAGATATGGCAGTCAATCTCCATCTTGTTAAATGGCGGTTTGGAGCTGATGACGGCACGGAAGCGGCGCATACTTTTCTCGCTGCCGAGAATGCGAGCGCCGATCTCTTTGTCAATACAAACTACCTGCTTCGCATTGGCATCCAACAAACTGAGGCCACCGCTGCGGCGAATCTTGTTCAGCAATTTCGCTATAACCTGAACGGAGCTGGATGGGTTAACATTACGACGACATCCGCTGTTGTCAAGGCTGTAGCAGTAGGCGCTTTTACCAACGGGCAAGCATCCACCACCCGGTTAACGTTGACTGGATCGCCGGACACATCGAACGCCAACTGTACTGAAGATGGATCTTCAGGAGGCAACGCGAATGATGTGCCGGTCAGCGGTCATTCGGAAACAGTACTTGGTTTTCAGGTTGTTAGTGGGGCGGTCGCGCGAGGAGATACGATTCAGTTTGACGTGACGGTATCCGGGCCTACAACAACAATTACGCTGGATGTGACCCCTACGTCAACGGTTGCCGGGAACGTAAGCCTTGCGATTGCATCAGGGACATTCGTTGAAACAGGGACCGCCATTGGCCTGAAAACTACCCGAAAAATTGCAGCAGCAAGTGGGGCTTTTGTGCTAACTGGAACCCACGTCGATCTGACGGAAGGAGGAGGCCTTACTCATTACACGCTTCCGATTGCACCGGGAGCCTTTTCATTGTCCGGCACGCAGGCAGGGGTAAAAGCGGCGAGAAAGATGGCTCTTGCTTCCGGCAACTTTTCATTGAGCGGAACAGCGACTGCACTGAAGACTGCCCGCAAACTGACTATATCACCGGGAACTTTTGTCGAAACAGGAACGGCGGTCGGACTTTTGGCAAAACGCAAACTGTCTCTTGTCTCTGGTATATTTGCTTTATCGGGAACAAACATTGCCTTGAAAACATCAAGAAAGTTGCCTGTTGCTTCGGGAGAATTTAGTCTTGTGGGATCGCATATAGGTTTAACCTATGCGCCGGTTGAAGGACAAATGATTGGCCGCATGAATATGACAATGATCATTAACGGTCATTTGTAAGGAGAAATGATGGCAAATACAATCAACTACAAAGGCTTTACTATTGAGATAAGCGCCATCGACAGCGACTGGTCATGGGTTGAAACAATGCCGGGCAGCCAATACGCAAATGGCATTCCTGTCAACTTCATTCAATTCAATGCCGGAGCCCAAAATGATATATGTTCCATAAAGGAAGAAAATGACTCCGGCCCTGAAATAGCTTATTTCAAGGCTTTTATAAATGCCGAACCGCGGAGAGCGTATTATTTCGGAACTTTTGTGAAGCCGTTTCTTGATTTCTCTGCCGGAGTTTACAGCGCCGGATCTACAGTCGTTATTCAACTCTGGAAAGGGGTTCAACACTGATGGGAAGCCAGATATGTCAACAGGAAATTGGAATGCAATTTGCGACCTATGCGGCAGAAAACGCAAAGGCAGCGAGTTGAAAATGACATGGGATAACTTCTTTGTCTGCGCTGATACTTGCTGGCAGCCGCGCCATCCGCAGGACTTTGTGGAAGGTCGCGCCGATGATCAAACGGTAGAGATCGTCAGAGCCAATGTCGTGCAGTCAATGGGTGAAATGACTCTGAGCGTAGCGGCGCTAAAGAACGCCCTGGCCGTGACCTTGACCTCCACTGCCGGCATAGGCGACAGGGACGCCCTCGGGATAGAACTGGATACGGGCGAATGTCATTGGACATTTTCGGACGGCGCTCCATCGGCGGGTGTTGTTGCTCTTGGGTCTTATTTGCCGGGGGCGGCGGCAGCGGGTAACGCTGTTTATGTTCCCGGCATAAACAATGAAACCTTTATCACCGCAACCGGCATAACTGCCACAGGATTATAATATGGCTACTTCAGGAAAATATGACGCGAAATTCAACCGGGATGACATTATCCAGGAAGCTCTTGAACTCATCACCGTCTATGATCCGGGCAAGACTCTTGAGGCAGGGGATTTACTCTCTTGCGCCCGTAGTCTCAGAATGATGATTCAGGCTTTCCGGGCGGATGATATAGGTCTGTGGGCGAATAAAGAAGCGACGCTGTTTCTTCAGGATGAGACCCATTCCTATAATCTCGGTCCTGCCGGGGATCATTGCAGCCTTGCGGGAGTCAAAACAGAACTTGCAGCAGATGCCGCAGCCGCAGCGACTTCAATTACGATTGACGCCATAACCGGCATGTCGGATAACTTTGATCGAAACGGGATCTGCACAGTATCCACGCCGACGGGATCGGGATCAATGACGTTGAATGGAGCGCTTGTCACTGATTCGGTGGCCTATCTTCCGTCGCAAAGGACGGTTTTGATCTATTCCGCTGGCAATGATTCAGGAGTGACGTTTACCCTGACGGGAAAAGACGGCAACGGGGCGACCGTGACAGAGACAATCACCGGCCCGAACACCACGACGGCTTATAGTGTGGAGACGTATTTGACCCTGACGGCAGTATCCATAAGCGGCGCCGGGACCGGAAATATTGAAGTCGGCTGTGTCGGCGACAACGTGGGGATTGAACTTGACGACGGAACGGTTCAGTGGACATTCATGGCAGGAACCTTGTCAACGACAATAAGTCTTGTGACGGCGCTCACCGGCGCGGCGACGACTGACAACCATGTTTATGTCTATGACAAAGAGATTCAGCGGCCCGTGGATGTCATTGAGGCCCGGCGCCATAAAGCAGATGGAAAAGATGTGCCCCTGATTATTATGTCCCGCGATAAATATGAACGCCTTTCCGACAAGACCACCGGCGGCACAATCAATTCCGTCTATTACGACCCGCAAAGAAACAGCGGCGTTCTAAAAACCTGGCCTGCCTGCGGCGATGTTCAGGATTATATCCTGATGACGGTTCGCTATCCCCTGGAAGACATGCTCGCCTCCACGGATGACTTTGATTTCCCCCCCGAGTGGTTGGAGGCATTGTCCTGGAACCTGGCAACGCGGATAGCTCCGAAATACGGGAAGCAGCTTTCGGCTGATTTTCTGATCCGGGCGCAGATGATGAAGGAAATGCTTAAAGATTCCGACCGGGAAAACGCTTCATTGACAATCGAGATTACGCGATGATCGAATTCAAATTCATAGGCGGGGCATACCGGGCCCGAAGCAAGAATCTGAATGCCCAGAAATGCCAGAACCTTTATCCTATCATTGATGCGCAAGGCGGCAAGAATGTTGTTGCTCTGGTAGGCAGTCCGGGTCTGAAAGAATGGGCCGATTCAACCCACGCCGCCGAGGTCCGGCAGATGTTTGCGGATGAGACATATCTTTACGCTGTGATAGGGAATAGGGTTTACCGATTCGATACCGCCGGAACTGCATCGCAGATGACGGGAACGATCAGCACGACAACCGGCACGGCATGGATGGCTAAAAATGCTGATGATGAAATAGGAATCGTGGGAGAACCAGACGGATATGTTCTGGACACGACAACCAATACGGTTACGTTAATTGCCGCTGCTGGATTTCCTGCGGCTATCGGTCTGATTCATCAGGACGGATATTTCATTGCGCCGGCGCAGAACTCGGATAGTTTCAATTACAGCGGTTTGAATGCCGGAACTGCATGGAATGCACTGGACTTCTACAGTGCGGAAGGGCAGCCTGATTATCTGGTGGGATGCGCCTCTTTTGGCCGGGATATCTGGCTATTTGGAAAAAAGACAAGCGAAGTCTGGTATAACTCCGGCGATCCGTTTGCCCGATATCAGAATGTTTTTTTTGAAATTGGTTGCGCGGCGGCGGGCAGCATTTGCGTCACGCCGGTCGGGATGCTCTTTCTTGATAATTTCTATCGCGTCATTCATGTGCCACAAGGGACGTATCAGGCAAGCCCCATCAGCACTTATCAGATTGACTATCAGATTAAACAGATGGCCACAAAAAGCGATGCACGGGCCTACTGGTATCAGGGAGAAGGTCACACCTTCTATGTTCTGACCTTTCCGAGCGACAACAAAACCATTGAGCTCAATCTGACAACCGGATTTTGGAATACGCGTGCCAGAGGAACAACGGATGCACGCCACAGAGGGAATTGCAGCGCCTTCTTCAATGGGAAATGGATTGTGGGCGACTACGAGAATGGCAATCTCTATGAAGTGGATTACGATACCTTTACCGAAAATGGCGAAGTCATGCGGGCGATTCGCCGGGCGCAAGCGGTTCACCAGAGTCGGGAAAGACTTTTTCACCATGAGTTAGACATTGAATTTGAGGCCGGAGTCGGCCTTGTCACGGGTCAAGGTTCTGATCCTCAAGCGATGCTTCGATATTCCGATGACGGCGGCCACACTTGGAGCAATGAGAGATGGGCGTCAATGGGAAAGATCGGCGAATACAACCAGAGGGCGAAATGGAACAGATTAGGGCAAAGCCGAGAACGCATTTATGAGGTCGTCATAAGTGACCCGGTAAAGCGCAACATCATCAATGCCTATTTGAACGCAGATGACGGAAAGATCAGGCGTCCTGGCCGGGAGCAAGAATAGATGGCAATAGATCCCTTAAAAGGCGTGGATCTTCCTCAACCATGGAGAGGATGGTTTGAACGGTTAAGGGCGGCCACGAATAATGCGGCAACGAAGGTTTCCGGCATGCCGGAGGACAATGTTTTTGTCGCTGGCGCGAACGGAGATCTGAAAGATAGCGGAAGCACTCTTCCTTCGGGATCTTCGGGAACTTTAGTTACCTCTGATTATGTCGCCGATTATGTCGGTGAACGCTACGATACGGAGGCCGAATTGCCTGAAGCCGGGACTGAGGAAGGAGCTCGTCACGGTTCTTATCGCATAGGTCTTCTGATTGAAGATGATTATGCCTATTTTGATGAGAACGGGAAGTTGATTCTCTACGGGGTCGCCGGAGTTCAACTGATTGTCTCGATCAATCATACGGGGACGCCGGCGATGTTTGCCGTGTTTGATGCAGATGGTAATCTCCAATACCGGACTGCCGAACAGTTGTCAGATGATTTATCCGGGCACTTGGCAACAAGAGATTACGTTTCGGAAACTTTCATCACGGAAAATTTACTGGAAGAAGCCGGATTACAGCCGACTCATTCCATAACAGATATTTTAAGTCATGTGTCTGATGCTACACCAGAGCAGATGCTAAAAGCTGATGCTAACGGCCTTCCGGTAAATGCCTCGAATACCGATGCCCAAGTGACTGCCGCTGTAAATGCTTCACATGCTCGTTCTCATGCCCTTGATGGTACGTCGGATCATTCTATTGGCGGATTGACGAATGCATATCTTGTAAAATCGGATGGCACTAAAGTAGTTCCGGCAACCAATACAGATGCTCAAGTCGCCGCAGCAGTGTCTTTGTCCCTTACGATTGAGGAAACTATTCATCAGTGGGTGGCCGAAAGATTTATTACCGATTCTCCATTGCCGGAGGCGGAAGTTTTGGCTAACCCTTTTGTTTACAGCGAGGTTGTGACTGACGACGGTTTTTTTTTGCTTCCCGAAATCACGAATTGCGCCTTTGGAACGGTGACGATAGGCAATGCCGGAGTCATAGAAGCAAGTGCTGAATTTGAAATTGATTCGACGGGGACGGTGAATTTGATCCGGGCGGTGGATGCTAAAATTGCGGTGAATGTAGCTGCTCCAGGGACTGACGGGAAATTTAATATAGGGATAGGCGCGACTAATCCGGTGATCTGCAAAAACAGATTGGGTGGACCAAGAAGGCCATTATTCAGGTTTTGGTATAACTGATGATACGAGAACTGAAAG